GTTTAATCTCAAATCCAAATATTCTTAAACCTTCATCAGCCATGTTCGTTCCTGAATCTTAAATAGAATTAAGAGGGGCATTTTTCAGCCCCTCTAATTATTTATACTACATTAAGATGTAGTTGCCGCTTCCCAGTATTGTACTTGGAACTCAACTGTGAATCGCTCAATCTCGTTTTCTGTAGCATAGTTCAGATCGATTGGGCTAACACCTGTTGGGAAACAGCCACGGAAGTTGTATGTCTTCAATACATCACCGTCTTTACCCAATTGCTCAACAATTAGGTCGGCTTCGTAATCAATAGGATTGGTTAGACCGGTGTTTGCAGAGTGTGCATTCATACCGTTCATCCAACGCTCCATTGCGTTACGTACATTGAAGTCAGTATCATTGATAATGGTTGGTGTCCACGTATCAAACGTACGATCACCTGCCATCTTCAATTGACGACCGCGGAATGGGACAATAATTGTACCAATAGTGGAAGCAGGAAGTTGTGCTGCTTCGCACAAGAACGATGTAAGTTCTACATCGCCACCAGCATAAGCCGGGAAGTTGATAGTCGCCTTAAATAGGTTAGGACGAGCACCACCACCACGTAGCTTGGCTTTAAAATCATCAACGCCTAAAACAGCCATGTTCTATATCTCCTTATACCTGTAGACCAGCGACTTCTTCAAAGTCAACGCCAGTTCTAACAGCAACAAAGTTAAGTGTGATGTAGTTGATAGAACGCGCTGGTTTGACGAAGATGTTTGCGACAAATTCATTCCGGTCGATAATCGCAGGAGTGTTGTTAGTGTCATCACATACAACACGGAAGTCAGTGATACCACGACGTCCTTTGATTTCTCTTAGGAATGGTTCGACAATACCAACAAATTCAGCTCTTGTGAATTCGTCGTTAAATTCGAACAATGTGTTTCTTGCTGCCAACGCAATTGCTCTTTCCATTGTAAGGAACAAACGGCGGACGTTAATACGATCAAATGCCGATGGTCTGTTCATGTGAGTTTTATCACCGAACAACAGGATACCCTGTCCAGGAAGATTTGCAACTGGGTTAATACCAGCTTTATATAGTGTATCTCTTTGTGATTTAGTTGGAGTATACGCTAGTTTTGTGATACCTAGATATTGACCACGTCTTGCACCTGCAGGTGAATACCAAGGAGCAGTGTTTGCATCCGAAGCAGCCATGATACCTGCGGTTGAAGACGATGCTGGAATCCAGATGTACTTATCGTTGTACTTGTCATATACTTTCAACCAGTTGTTATCTACAACTAGATATGAGCTATATGTGTAGTTTGCAACATCAGTTGTTGTATCACCAACTGGATCTGCTGTACCTACTACTGAGTCATAAGCAGGTGATGTAACAACGATACAATCTTTACGTGTTGTACCAGCTGTAACAACCAAGTCATCTACGATTGTATCTTGATCTGATGATGATGTCATACCACGTGCAATCAAGAAGTCGACTTCGATAGTGTCTTTATCTTCAAATACGTCGTAAGCAGTTTGGATCTCACCAGTTGTAGGTGATGTATCATCTGTACCACCTGTTAGTGAAAGATCTGCATCCGAATCAAGAGCGCCATTTACCCAAACATAGTTTGATTGGTTGTTGATTACATCTTTCTCGTAGTTAGATGAGCCATCAGCATTCTGAGCTGTTGAGCTAGATGAAACAAATGGGAATCTTTCTAGAACAGAACCAGCTGTTCCTGTGATTACGCCATCTTCATCCAAAACTAGAACGTGACGTTCTGTTCCTGTAGGAGCAGCATCAAACTGTGCTTTATATGCAGCATCCCAGCCAGTCCATGTAGCAGAGCCTGCAACTAGAACTTGGATTGAATTACCCAATGTTCCAGGATACTTAGCAAACGCTGTGCCTGTCCAAGAGCCATTTTCGAAATCTTCTTCGTTATTAATTGCAGCAGGTGTTCCAGCTGCATCCGCAGCGTTCAAGCTTCCAGCAGCAACGCGAGAGATGTAAAGTGAATCCGTGTATTTTAAAAAGTAACCCGCAGTATGAAAATCGCGGGCAAGTGAATCGTTAGGTGCACCGAATGTTCAGGCAAGTTCCGCTTCGTTAGAAACCTTTGTTGCTTCACCAACTGGGCCCCAACGGAATTGACCAGCAAATGCGCCAGTAGTAGTCTGTACATTAGGCACACCGCCTGTTAGATCTACTTCTTTGACGATAATTGCTGGAGATTCTGAAGGTACGCCAAATGCCATGTGTTTTTCCTTTTCCAGTAATCGAATTATGAGTTATCATTATAAGGATATTCAATTAGAACTATTTATAATTTCTCAAATCCTGGGTTAAAC